GACGACGCTCGCGATCTCGCGCAGGTAGTAGTCGCCGAAGCGCGTCAGCGGCACGATGTACGACCCCTCCGCGATCTCGTTCCAGCTGATGAACGTCCAGCCGTCCGGGTTCGACTTCGCGTTCCCGTCGAACAGCTTCCGCATCGTCGCGCCGCCCTGCCTCGGGATCGCCGTCCCGCTGCCGTAGCGCAGCACGGCGTTGAAGCCCGGCGTGAACGGCGCGAGCCACGTCTTCGCGGAGCCGTCCGGGTTCTTCGTCGAGCGCACCTTCGCGGCCAGCTGCGCGACCTGCGAAATCGACTGCGGGTTACGGATCGGGTCCTGGCTCGACCAGTAGTAGGAGTCGCCGTCGAACGATGCTGCAGCGTTCGCGTCCCACTTCGTCTGCCCCTCGTCGCCAAACAGGTAGACCATCGGCCGGATCGCCTTCGACACCGCCGTCACGTCCGCGTTGCTGTACTTCCAGCTGCCCACCCAGATCATCGAGGGTCGCTTCGAGAACGAGTGATCCTGCGCACTCGACGCTCCGTAGGTGTGCACGTAGTACGCGATGTCGTTCTTGATCCACGCGACCGGCAAATGCTGCGCCGACGCCTGATAGTTCAGCTGCAGCTTGAACGGGATGCCCGCCGCGTTGACCTTCTTCACCGCGTCGAACACGCTCTGCAGCCGCTTGTTGAACGTCGTGCTGGAAGGCGTCTGACTGGCCGACCCAGTGCCCTTCCAGTTGACCGAGAACCCGTCGATGCCGTGCGCAGCTGCTGCGCGCACGTCGGCTTCGATCACCGCCGGCGAGTCCTGGTTGTAGGCCAGCTTCTGGCTCACGTCAGTCAGCTTGTTGCCCGCGTACAGCGAGGTCGGCTTGTCGGCCGAGTCGAGGCGCGCGGGCAGCGGGTTCGGCGTCTTCGTGTACGGATAGCTCGCGCCGAGCAGGTCGTGCCAGTGCTGAGTCGTCCACCAGAGGTAGTAGACCGCGAACACCGGCTTCTTGGCCGCGGCGGCACGGTTCGTCTCGGCAGCACCGCTGAACAGCAGCCGCTGGGCCGCGTACGCTCCGCCGATCACCGCCACGAGCAAGGCGAGCGCGATGACGACAAGGGTTCGCTTCTGCTGCTTCATGCGATTCACGATAGCGCGAGGGCTGTAGCGTGAAACGACGCGACTGGGTGCACGCGAGAGCGAAGGTGGACGCCGAGGGGCGCTGCCGCCTGCATGGCGGCGGGGTCTGCCTCGGAGCGCTCGCCGCTGCGCACGTCGTTGAGCGCAGCCGCGACGACGGCGACGTAGTGCAGCCGGAGGACGTGGTGGCGCTGTGCGCTCATCACCACGCGCTCTACGACGCGCGCCGCGTCTCGCTGCTGGAGCATCTGACGCACGAAGAGCAAGCCGCGGCGGTCGCGAAGCTCGGCATCGTGCGCGCGCTGCGCCGCCTCACGAGCGGGCAGACGGAGGCCATTGACCGGCCGACCTGACTGCTAGAATGCGAGCACATCCGATGATGGGAGCGGGCATGCAAACCGAGCAGGGCAACGACATTCGACCGTTCGACGAGTTCCTCCGCGAGCATCGCCGAGGCGCGAGCCTGCACGAAGCGGGCGAGAAGCTGCAGCAGCTCGTGGAGGCGGTCGAAGCGACCGGCAAGGGTGGGTCGCTCACGATCACGCTAAAGCTGCTGCCGGACGCGAAGTACGGCACGGCGGTCGAAGTCAGCGACTCGATCACCGTCAAGCTGCCCGAGCCCGACAAGGATTCCAGCCTGTTCTTCTGCGACGGCTCGCACAACCTCGTGCGGCACGACCCGCGCCAGATGCAGATCCCTACCCGAGAGGACTGAAGTGACCTACGAAGACCAGCCCGACGCTGCGGTGCTCGCCGACGCTGCGCGCGACGCGGCGCTCGTGAGCGAGAAGTTCGTAGACCCGGACGCGACGCGGCTCGCGCTCGTGCGCGAGCGCAGCGGCGACGCGAGCACCGTGCGCGTGCTGTCACTAGAGCCGTGGGCGAAGTACCCAGAGCGCCGCAAGGGCGTCGTGACGTTCGACGAGCCTGCCAGCTTCGCGCTCTGGGTGAACGAGTTCCAGCTGGAGGGCGAGACGCGCTTCTACGCGAGCCTCGTCGAGCCGCAAGCGGTCGCGGTCATCAACGACGACTCGCCGGGCGCGCGCGGCGACGGGCAGCAGGCGGGCGCGTGGCGCGACCACATCGCGCTGCTGCGCTTGCAGCGCACGCCTGAGTGGTCGCGATGGCGTGACAGGGACGGCGAGATGGTGTCGCAGACGGAGTTCGCCGAGTTCCTGGAACTCAACATGCGCGACGTGATCGACCCGGACGCCGCGACCCTGATCGAGATCGCGCGCGCCTTCACGGTCAGCAGCGACATCCAGTTCCGCAGCGCGCAGAACCTCTCGACCGGCGAGACCCAGTTCGCCTACGACGAGCAGCACCAGGCAACCGCCGGCGGCACGAAGAAGATCGAGGTTCCGAAGGAGTTCACGCTGGACATCGCGCCGTTCCAGGGCACCCCGAAGATTCACGTCACGGCGCGCCTGCGCTACCGGCTGCGCAACGGGAGCCTGACGCTCGGCTACATGCTCGACAACCCGCTCGACATCGAGCGCGAAGGGTTCCGCAACATCGTCGAGGACGTGGGCGGGCAGGTCAACCTGCCCGTCCTCTACGGGCGACCGGCCGAGCCGAGGCGGGTCGAGAAGTAGATGCGCGCCTACCGGGAGAGCTTCGGTTGGTGGTGCCGCGTGTGCGGAACCATCCGCCGGCCGATTCGGTACCCGCAGATCGGCGCGATGTGCGCGCAGTGCATGAGTGGCCGCATCGCGCCGACAGTAGAGTCCCCGTACATCGCAACGAGAGGAGACAGGCATGGGTGACGAGAAGCAGAGCGAGCAGTCCGGAACCGAGTCGGAGACGAAGGTCGAGACGCCGGACGGCACGACCGTCGAGACGAGCGAGAAGCCCGCCAGCGACGAGAGCGACAAGGGCTAGCCACTGAAGTCCGCCGTGGCGACGCTCGCACCGGCCGCGCCCTGGAAGCGGCCGGTGCGAACGCCCACCCCGACGCTTCGAATCCACGACAAGAGCAGCACGCGGCGATGCTCAGGGCTGCGCTCCCACGCGGCGACGACGCCCCGCGCGGTGCCGTAGCTGCCGACGCCCCAGGCGAGCACTTCGGCAATGCAGCTGCTAGGCGTGTAGCGCGCGAGGCGCTGCACGAACGACCCTCCCGGAGAGTCGTGCGCGAAGTAGCCCTTGCGCAGCATGTCGAGCGAATGAGCGCGCGCAGCGCGCGCTAGCGCGTCGCTGCTGCGCAGCAGCCGCAGCCCGTGCGCGCGTCGGAACCCGTTGATGCCGAGCATGATGCGATGCTCGCGCAGCGGGTACGACGCGGGCACCGCGTCGCCGTGATCGATCCAGTGCGCCGCCGGCGGGCACGGGATGCGCGGCGTGACCGCCTTGCCTTCCAGCAGCGTGCGAGCCACGAGCACCCCACCAACGACGGCCAGCAGCAGCGCGAGAGTCGCGAAGATCGGCGCTGGCCGCATCCAGCAATCGTACGGTCACGGCAGGGGTACACTCCGAGCATGGGAAAGAGTGACCTCACGTTCATCGGGCAGCGGCCCAACTCGACCGCAGCCGCGCCCAACCAGCAGCTGCAGGCAACCGGGCAGCCCTTGTCGCCGTACGACAACGCGACGAAGCCCTACGTGCTACGTGGAACGATCCCGGTGCCCGGCATGGAGACCGGCCCCGGCGGGCCGAGCAACGGCTTCCCGGGCGTAGCGGGGTGGGGAGGGTGACGAAGAAGCCCGCATTCGGCGGCAAGAAGGCCGCTCCGTTCAAGCCCGGCGGGGGCCGCAAGACAGCCACGCCGAACACCGCCAAGGGCACGCCGCGCAAGACGGGGAAGAAGTAGTGCCCGTCGTCCCGTTCGCGTTCATCGGCTGGGCGTTCGTCGTCATCGTCGCGATCGTCGTGCTCGCCGTGATCGGCCTGATCCACCTACTCGGGAGAAGCTAGATGTCGTTTCAGCAGCCCTACCCTCCGCCGATGGTGAACGGCAACATGGTGAGCCTCGACGCGAACCAGGAGCACCCCATGCTGAAAGCGGTGAAAGGCGACGTGGCGAAGCACATGATGACGCACGCCGAGGCGATGCAGGCTCTGAACGCGAAGAAGAAGTAGCCCGACTCGGCTGCTAGGATCCTCGCCCATGAAGACGACGGGCTACGAGGATCAGACATACCGAATCGCCGACCTCTCGGAGCTAGAGGAGCACCCCGACAACCCGCGTCAGGGCGACGTGGGTGCGATCACGGAGAGCATCAAGGCGAACGGGTGGTACGGCGCGCTGACGGTGCAGAAGTCCACCGGTCGCATCCTCGGCGGCAACCACCGCAAGAAGGCGCTGCAAGCGCTCGGCATCACGCGTGTGCCGATCATCGAACGCGACGTGGACGACGAGCGCGCGCTCACGATCCTGCTCGGCGACAACCGCATGAGCGACCTCGCGAGCTACGACGAAGTGAAGCTGCTGGAGCTACTCAGCCGCGAAGCCGAGGCGGGCAGGCTCGCCGGAACCGGCTACGACGGCGACGACGTGGACGACCTTCGAAAGCTCTGGGAGAGCGACCTGTCGCTGCACGTGGATACGCGCGGGCAGAGCGACCTCGGTGGACGCTTCACGTTGATCTTCGACGAGAAGGATCGCGACGAAGTCCGCCGGCTGCTCGACGAGATGATCGCCGAGAGCGGCATCGACGGGCTGCACCTCGCATGAGCCGCGCGCTGCACATGCGATTTCTCGGCGCGCTCTACTGCGGCATTGCGGGCAAGCGCGTACCGATCGACACCCCGTACGGCGAGGACGTGAAATGCCCCTGCTGCGGGCTAGTCGTTCTCGGGCGCGGCAGATGAAGCTCAACATTCTCGTCGCTTATCCGTACTTCAACGACCGCATCAGGAACGTGCTGCTCAACCGCGACCCGGCCAGCTTCCGCCTGATGGTGGACAGCGGCGCGTTCAGCGCGTGGCACACGGGCGACAAGATCAGCATCGAGGAGTACGCGCGCTTCCTGCAGCAGCTACCAGCCGAGTGGGAGGTCGAGGCGATCCAGCTCGACGTGATCGGCAACCCGCAAGCCACGAAGCGCAACTTCCTCGTGATGCAGCAGCTCGGCTGCGACGTGATTCCCGTCTTCACGCGCGGCGCGCCGCTCAGCGATCGCGACTTCTACTACGAGCACAAGGACTACCTCTGCCTCGGCGGGATCGTCAAGACACCCGAATACCTGGCCTACATCCGGCACCTGATGCTGACCAACCACAACCGGCGCATCCACTGGCTCGGCTACACGACGATCAGCGACGTGAAGCGCTACCGCCCGTTCTCGGTGGACTCGTCGAACTTCACGATGACGGAGCGCTGGGGCAACCTCTGCTACTACGACCGTGGTGGGCAGATCCGCATGCTCCGCCGGAAGCACTTCGTCGAGCGCCCGCCGGCGGCCTTCTACGAGGCGAGCAGGCGCACCGGCTGGAAGCCGAGCGAGCTACGTGACCTCGGCCAGCGCGAAGCGTGGCTCGGCGGCATGCGGCCACCCGGCACGCGCGGCATCCGCGGCTTCGCGGCCTACGTCTCGATCACGCACCACATCGCGCACGCGCTCGACGTGGAACGCAACCTTGGAACGCGCGTCTACATCGCCTGCGCGCACGAACCGCAGCTGATCGCAATCTTCCACGCCTGGGACTTCATGCGAGAGCGCGGCGCGCTGCGCTACCACGGTGTTTCACGTGAAACCGATCCGAGCGTCACCTGATGGGGCCGGTCACGCACGCAGCTACAGCCCGCATCCTCGGCGCGCCCGCTTGGAGCGGCATCTGGCCCGACGCGGCGCTCCCCAGCAGGCGCGCTATGGAGTGGACGCACGGCACCCCCGGCCTCGCGCTCGCCGTCACAGCAGCGCTGCTGCTACGCCGCCGCGCGCTCGTCACCGCGTGGATGGCGCACATCGCGCTCGACACGCTCTCGCACGCGGACGGCGGCGCGACCGGCAAGACCCGACCCTGGAGGCTCCCATGATCCTGCTCTGCAGCGGCGGACTCGACTCGCTGGCCGCGTGGCGACTACTCGACTGTCACGCCGTGCGCTTCGACCTCGGCACGCCGGCGAGCAGTCACGAGCGCGAAGTGATGGGCGCCTTCGGAGACGCGCACGGCTTGTCGTGGACAACGAGCCTGACGCTCGACCTCGGCGACGAGCTACCCAGCGGTTTCAACCCGTACCGCAACCTGCTGCTGATCCTCGCAGCTGCACGACTCGACCCGCACGTCATCATCGCGCAGGTCGCGGAGTGGGCACCGGACAAGAACCCTCGCGCCTACCGGCGCTTGCAGCGACTGATGCGGCAGGCGATGCACGGCGCGCTCGCGGGCGTCTCAACGAGCGCGCGCATCGAAGCGCCATTCGTGAGCATCACGAAGGCGCAGCTGATCACCCGGTACCACCAGAGGTTCGGACCGGAGGCGACCGAGCGCCTGCTGGAAACAGCGTGGAGCTGTTATCGCGACAACACGCTTCACTGCGGCGAGTGCCAGGGCTGCGCGAGCCGCTACCAAGCCGAATCAGCTTACGGTCTGCGCGTCACGCGCTACCTGCAGGCCCCGGAGTCTCGACCCGCAGCGAATGCGCCCGACGCGCTGCGCTGGATGCGCGACGGCAGCCGCCTAGGACTCGCCCGGCGCGTGCTGGAAACACGACGGATGGAGGCGTCGTGACACACGGAATCCCAGACACCCCGCATGGCGAACCCAACCTCGCCGTCGAGGTCACGCGCCGCGTCCGCTGGGAAGCTGCGCACTACCTCCCCGACCACGACGGCGAGTGCCGACACGTGCATGGCCACTCGTGGATCGCCGAGGTCACCGTGATCGGACAGCTGCAAGCTAAAGGCCCCGAGAAAGGGATGGTGTGCGACATGGGTGGAATCGCCCGACACTTCAAGAGCGTGCTGGAAGTCCAGCTCGATCACCGAACGCTGAACGACACGCTGCCGGCGGAATACCAGCCACCCACGACCGAGAACGTCGCGCGCTACATCATGGGCAGCTACCTCGGCTTCGGATTCCCCGTGTGCCGCGTCACGGTGCGCGAAACGGAGAACCAGGCCGCTACGGTGACAGCATGAGCCTGCAACCCTCCGTCGCGCTCGCCGTGGGCGACCGCGTGCGCGTCACGAGCCGCAGGCGCAGCGAGAAGTGGGTGCGCAAGGGCTACGTCGAGAAGATCAGCGTCCCTGTGCTGATCGCGTACGTGCGCTTCGCAGACGAATCCGCCGAGTGGATCGAGATGAGCCAGATCGAAGTGCTCGCTCCGTGACGCCGAGCCACCTCACCCTGCATGAGGCTTTCCTGACGTTCCAGGGCGAGGGCGTGCACATGGGCAAGGCCGCGTTCTTCATCCGCACGCAGGGCTGCGACCAGGACTGCTGGTTCTGCGACGCGGCCGGGACGTGGCACAAGGACTGGAAGCCCGCCGGCCTGCGCAAGTGGGAGCCGCTCGAAATCGCGCGCCTCGTGTGGGAGCAGGCCCCGCCCGGAGCGATGGTCGTCATCACCGGCGGCGAGCCGTGCCTGTACGACCTCGACCCGACGATCCGCTGCCTGCACAACGCAGGCCGCTACGTCGCCGTCGAGACAGCCGGGCACCGCCCTCTCCCAGAACTCGCGGACTGGATCACGCTCTCCCCGAAGCCATTCGCTGCGCACCCGCTACGCGAAAGCGTCGAACGAGCCGACGAGTTCAAGATCATCGTCAGCGACCACAAGAGCCTGCGCGACGGACTCGACTGCATCCCCGGCCGCAAGGACGACGCGAGCGTCTGGCTGCACCCCGAGTGGGGCCACCGCAACGACCCCGACGTGCGCTTCCTGATCACCGAGTTCGTGAAGCGCAACGCGACCCCGTTCCGCGCGGGCTACCAGCTGCACAAGCTCTACATGGCCGACCTGTACGACCCGGCCAGCAGCAAGATCCCCGTCCCGCTCGGCGGCGACGGAGCGCACCCGTGGTAGAGCACCTCGACCTGTCCTCTCCCCGCTTCGTCACGATCAAGGACGCTCAGGACGCCGTGCGCACGATCCTGTTCTACCTCGGAGAAGACCCCGACCGGGACGGCTTGCAGCGCACCCCGGCGCGCGTCATCGAAGCGCTCACGGAGATGAGCTGCGGCCACCACCAGGACGTGGCCGAGATGCTCAGCGTCCAGTTCGCCCAGGAAGAGACGCGCTACGGCGGCATCGTCGCGCTGCGCCGCATCCCGTTCGCGTCGCTCTGCGAGCATCACGTGCTGCCGTTCGTCGGCACCGCAGACGTGGCCTACATCCCCGGCGACCAGGGCCGCATCGTTGGCCTGTCCAAGCTCGCGCGGCTCGTGGACGCCTACGCGCACCGCCTGCAAGTCCAGGAGCGCCTCACCGTGCAAGTCGTCGAAGCGCTCGAAGAGCACCTGCAGCCGAAGGCCAGCGCGTGCATCATCCGCGCCGACCACACCTGCATGACGATCCGAGGCGTCGCGAAGACCGCCGGCGGCATGGTCACAAGCGAACTGCGCGGCGCGTTCAAGGACAACCCGGCAGCGCGCGCCGAACTGCTGCACCTGCTCGACTGATGGCACCCCGCAGCCAATCAAGAAAGCGCCGCGCAGACAACACCGGCCGCGTGCAACCCGTCGAATTCGCCGACGAGTCCGGCCACGTCTGGGATCGCCAGCCGCGCGAAGGCGACAAGGCGTGGGAGTGCTTCCAGATGTACCGCGACGCCGAACAAGAAGGCGGCATCGGCAAGCGCACGCACCGCGCCGTCAGCGCCAGAGCCTACCCAGGGACCCCGGAGGGCAGGAAGCCGAAGGCGCAGATCGCGGACTGGAGCGTGAAGTTCCGATGGATGGAGCGCTGCGAAGCGTACGACCGGCACCTCGACCAGATCAGGCAGGCCGAGTTCGGGAAGGAGGCGAAGCGTGACGCCGTGCAAGCGCTCGCGCTGCTGCGCGCAATGCGCGCCAAGGCCGGGCAGGCGCTCATCGCGATCCCGGCGGCGGCGCTCTCGCCGAGCGAGATCACGCGCATGGCCGACACCGCCATCGTCGGGATCCGCCGCGAAGCGGGACTCGCCACGGAGATCACGAGCAGCGAACGCGAGAACGCCTTCGCGGAGTGGCTGACGCGCGGAGGCGACGACGACACGGAGGAGGAGCAGCATGGCTAGCGTGCACACCCTGCCGATCTACGAAGGCATGAGCATCCGCGAAGCGTGGCAGCACGTCGTGGACGCGGGCGTCGGCAACGAGGTGCCGGAGTTCGTGCGCGACGACGTGCTCGGCAAGCGGCACGCCTGGGTGAGCGTCCAGGTCAGCGGCGACGAACTGCTCGGCGCGGTGCCATGGCGCGGCCCACTCGTGTGCGACCCGGACACGCTCGACGAGCCGTGGACGCCATGAGCGCCGTCCACCTGCCCTGCCGCGTCTGCGCGGGCGAGCGCTGCGAGAACGACATCGGAACTGGGCTCTGCACCGACTGCCGCCGCAAGACGACGCGCGTCACGCAAGCCGACTTCGACACCGCGATCCAGCGCTGCAGGCGCGACGAGGGAGGGTCAACGCCGCGCGTCGCGTGGATGACGGCGCGCTGCGACCGGTACCTCTGGCGCGACCTGCCGCCGATGAAGGAAGGCCCGAGCCGCGTCATGATCATCCCTCTCGATGCTTGACCCGCTACACGGCGACGGGTACCAACTATGGTCGGGCATCGGCGGAGCGGTGCTGATCCCCGTCATCTTCTCCGGCATCCAGTACGTCATGCCGACGCGCTGCAGCGAGCTTCACTGCCGCCGGCGAGCCACGAAGGTGCATCCGCTGCACGGCCAGCCCGTCTGCCAGCATCACCTGCCGTGAGCGTGCGCGGATGCTAGGATTGTGGCAATGATCGAGCGCATTCTGGCGAGGTGCACGGCGGAGGATCGCGGCTTCGACACGCCCTGCCTGATCTGGACAGGCACGACCGCAAAGGGCTATGGACGGATCGAGAGCCACGCTCGCGCTGACCGGCGTGTGTTCGCAACGCACATCGTCGCGTGGGAAGCAGAGCATGGCCCCGTTCCAAGCGGGCACCTGCTGCATCACCGATGCCACGAGAAGCTGTGCTGTGAGCCGTCACATCTCGCTCTAACAACCCGCGCGCTGCACCCGCGCGAGCACCGAAAGACCCACTGCAAGCGTGGGCACTCGCTGGACGACGCCTACCAGCGGAAGGACGGCAGGCGCTACTGCCGCCAGTGCCAACTCGACCGTGTACACGCGCGGCGCGCCTAGGTGTCCGTCACCGACCAGCCGAGCTTCAGTATCAGCGACACCATCAGGCGCGACCCCATCGGTGCCTTACGGCTGATGTTTGATTTCGAGCCGTGGAGCATCCAGCGACAAGTGGTGCGCAGCGTCTGGAGTCACCCGCGCACCGCCGTGCGCAGCGGGAACGGTGTCGGGAAGACAGCCGTCGCGTTCGGCGGGGTCGGGCCCGCGTTCCTGCTCGCGCACAAGGACAGCGTGGTCGTCACGACCGCCCCCACGTGGCGGCAGGTCAAGCAACTCGGCTGGCGCGAATGGCGACGCTCCTGGGGCGTGATGCGCAGCAGCATGCAAGCGTCGGCGCAGCTGCGCGAAGTACCGATCCCGCACTGCCTGAGCACGAGCGTCGAGCTTGGCGACCAGTGGCACGCCTTCGGGATGAGCACGAACGAGCCGGAAGCGTTCGCGGGCATCCACGCCCGCCGCGTGCTGCTGATCGTTGACGAAGCGTCGGGCGTCGAGGAGAAGATCTACGAGGCCGGGGAGGGCTTCCTGACCGGCACCGGAGCGCGTGTGCTGCTGATCGGGAACCCGACGAAGCCGAGCGGCCAGTTCTACCGCGCCTTCACGAGCGAACGCGCGGCGTGGAACACGCTGCACATCAGCGCGCTCAACAGTCCGAACTTCACCGACGAGTGGCGCAGCATGCAGCCCGGCGTGGCCGAGAAGCTCGTGCAGCCTCACTGGGTCGAGGACAAGAAGCGGCGCTGGGGCGAGGACTCGCCGCTCTACCAGGTGCGCGTGCTCGGGAACTTCCCCGACCAGACCGACGACACGATCATCAGCCTCGTCGCGGTCGAGAACGCGCAGCGCCGCGACGCCGAGGACGAGGGCGTGAACCTGCTCGACTACCCGGTGGTCACGGTCAGCTGCGACGTGGCGCGCTTCGGCAGCGACGAGACGGTGCTGATGCGCAAGCGCGGCCCGAAGGTCGAGGTCATCGAGGTCTACCACGGCCGCGACACGATGACCACCGCCGGCAAGTGTGTGGCCGCTGCGCGCGCAGCGCTGGCCGAGAAGGACGTGCTGCGCTGCCGCGTCGTGATCGACGACGACGGTATCGGCGGGGGCGTGACCGACCGCTTGAAGGAGACGCTGCAGTCCGAGCTTCAATCCAACCGCGCGGACGTGATCCCGTACCGGGGCGGCGAGAAGGCCATCCGACCCGAACGGTTCACCAACAAGCGCACCGAGTCCTGGTTCCGAGCCAAATGGGCCATGGACACGCTCGACATTCCCGACGACGACGACCTCGCAGCCGACCTCGTATCCACGGCCTACAAGATGACGAGCAGCGGCCAGCTGCAAGCCGAGCGCAAGGAGGATGTCAAGAAGCGCCTCGGTCGCAGCCCGGACCGGGGCGACGCGCTTGTGATGCTGCTGGAACCCGAGCGGCACTACGTGCAGGTCGCCGAACCGTCGAGCGACGAGCCGAGCGAGCCGAGCGCGTACGACGTGGAATGGTGACGCGGCAGGCCAGTACGCTGTAGCGCATGCCGCCAAAGGATCAGATGCCGACCGGCGAGCTGGGCACCGTCGTCAACGGCAACCTTCTCCCCGCCTTCCTGGGTGGCGGGTCGAGCATCCTCACGCCGATCGACAACCAGGAGATGGTCACGGCGTGGATCTGGCCGAACAGCATCTACACGGCCGAGAAGATGCGGAACGAGACGAAGCTCGACGCGCTGCTGGAAGGACTGCTCGCGCCCATCGAGCAGTGGCGCTGGGGCATCGAAGCGGCCGACGCGAGCGAGGCGTCGGCGCTGCGCATCGCGGAAGACCTCGGCTTGCCGCTGATCGGCGTGAGCGGCGCGGAGACAGTCACGGAGACGCGCAGCCGCTTCACGCACGGCGACCATATGCGGCACGCGCTGCTCGCGCTCGTCTATGGCTTCTACTACTTCGAGATCGTCGGCGAGATGCGCGACGGGCAGGCTCGGCTCGCGAAGCTCGCGCCGCGCCCGCCGCGCACGATCCAGCACCTGAGCGTGGGCGCGGACGGCGGCTTGGAGTGGATCCAGCAGATGGGCTACGACCCGCCGAAGATCCCCGTCGAGCGGCTCGTGTGCTTCGTGTGGCGCAAGGAGGCCGCGAACTGGTTCGGCCGGAGCATTCTGCGCAGCTGCTACCAGCCGTGGATCGCGAAGGATCGCCTGATCCGCGACGACCTCACGCGGCACCGCCGCAACAGCACCGGCATGCCCGTGCTGGAGATGGATCAAGACCCGACCCCGGCGCAGAAGGAGGCGGGCGAGAAGCTCGTCGCGGAGTTCCGCAGCGCCGACAAGGGCGGCGGCCTGCTACCCGCCGGCTGGAAGCTGAACCTGCAAGGCGTGCAGGGCGCGACGACCGACCCGATCGCGAGCGCCGTCTATCACGACAGCCAGATGGCGCACCGCTTCCAGCAGATGGTGAGCGAACTGGGGCAGACGAAGACGGGTAACCGCGCGCTCGGCGTGACGTTCGAGCAGCTGCTGCGCAAGGCGCAGGAGGCGATCGCGAACTGGTACCGCGACACGATGCAGGAGCACGTGATCGAGCAGTTCACGGAGTGGAACGACGGGCCGGGAGCGCCCTGCCCAAAGCTCGTCTTCGACGCGTCGCCCGACCCCGAAGTGTTCGACGTGCAGGAAGCCGTGAAGGCCCAGGTCATCACGATGGACGACAACGTCGAGAACGTGATGCGCGCGAAGCTGAAGCTGCCGCCGATCGACCCCTCGACGGTGCGTCACGCGCCAGTGGCAGCGGCGGTGATCGACCCTGCCACGGGTCTGCCCGCAGCGCCCTTTCCCGCACGGCGTCGCGCAGGATCTGCAGCAGGGCCGGGAGCGGCTCCTGCTGGCAGCGGAAGGGGACTGGCCGTACCGCCGAAGCCTGCATGACCACGAGGCCGCGGCGGGCGTGGACGTGCCCGACCTCGACTACGCGCTACAGCTCAGCCACGAGCGTCTCATCGCCGCGTGGCAGCCGATCCGGCAGCGGCACGTAGAAGCGCTGCTGCTGCAGGTGCGATCCGCGACCAGCGACGTGTCGTGGATCGACCAACTCTCGACCATGCCCGCCGACACGTCGCCGCTCGTAGTGGGCGTCGAAGCTGCCATCGACGAAGGCCGCTTGACGGCGCTCGACGAGGCGCGCAAGCAGAACCCGGCACTCGCGGATCGCGTCGCGGCCGAGACGCTTCCGAGCAGCCAGGCAAGCGTGGACGCCTACGCGCGGGGAGCGGAGCGCCTGCTGGCCGCGAGCCTGATCCAGACCGCGAGCCGCGAAGCGTTCCGGCTCGCAGCGACGACCGACCACACGGACGTAGAAGCGGCCTGCGCAGCCGTCCTCGGAGACACGAGCACGAGGTACGAGCGCGACATCTTGCAGGGCATGGCGACCGGCGGCGTGAACGAGGGCCGATACCACGTCATGGAAGCGATCCTCGGCACCGGCTCGACCAGCGAACTGCACGCAGCAGAAGCCGTGTCGAGCGTGTACGCGCTGGAGATCCTCGACGGCAACACCTGCGACGCCTGCGCAGCGATCGACGGGCAGGAGTACCAGAGCCTCACCGAGGCGCGCGTGGACTACCCCGGCATCGGCGGCGGGTACGTCGAGTGCGCAGGCCGGGAACGCTGCCGAGGAACGCTCGTAATCGTGTACTCGACGGAAGCGCCACCCACGGGTTCCAGTGGCGGCATGACCACTCCTCCCGTGCCGCCGCCGCCCCCCCCGCCCCCCCCGCCCCCCC